GATCGCTTAATGTATGAAGGTAAAGCACCTGAATTAGTTGAGACTAAGAGAGCTAGGATGCCTGCCTTCTTTGAACACTCGAATGCAAACCTCCCACAATATGCTTGAGGCTGTACTTGGCCCTCGAGTTGACGACAAGATTCTTCAAGAGATGGAAACCAATTTCCCTCCCTCTAACCCCCACCCTAAAGAAGAGTTGCCAAGTATAATGTACAAAGCAGGCCAGCGCTCCGTCGTGGAGTGGCTGGTCAAACGACTTGAGGAATAAGTAATGCCAAATAAAGATTGGTACTGGGATCGATTTGATGTTGATGTCAAACAAGGTGAACTAGATTTAAGTGAGTCCCAGACCAGCGCGTTAACAGACAACGAAAGGTTCACTGATACACAAGCTAATAACTATGAAACTAGATGGATAGATCAACTCTACGGTACTGAACAACGAGCTTGGGAAACTAACAAAGGTGAATCACTAGGTGATAGAGACCCAACTCAAGGTATGTACTCCACTGATAGTTGGCAGGTTAACGATTCGCTTATGCATGATGCAGAGTTTAATGTTACCTGGGGTCTTGATCTAGTAAGAGACTGGACTGATCATGATTTTGAAAAGAATCCTGTAGGTTCTGACGAACACTACGAACATCAGACCAGAGGTAAAGTAGATTGGGCTCATTACTATGATGACAATGCTTATCAATCTGCCTTTAAAGATTATAAAGGTGAAAGAGATAGTGGTCCAGCTAGTGATTATAGTACTCTGGAGGATTACTTGACTGATAGAGGAGACGATGCTGCAACTACTAGTCAACGTGTTGACTTCCTTGATTATGCTAAGACTCATGAAGCAAAGGATGAAGACGACGGTGGTTTACGAGATACATGGGACAACCAGTATGTAGATCAGTTTGATCCTGATACTGCTACACCTTACCAAGCTACTTACTTAGATGTACCTGATTTATGGGGTGAAGCTAAAGGTAAGTCAGATTGGGAAACACCCGACACACCTATCTCAGTTGTTAAACCTGCAAGTTTACCAACACTAGATAGTATTAAGAGAAGACAGGTAGAAGTACCTGATAGTATTAAACATTTTGGAGAAGCTAAGTCTGCTCCAACAGCTAAATTCACAGCAGGAGGAAACTAAAATGCCACGAAATATTTGGGAAATATTTGACGCGAACCCAGGTGGTGGGCCGGCAAATGCAGCAGGACAACCAAAGATAGGACACAAAGCAGTCAGTGCTGCTTTAGCAGCCGGTCACAGTATATCGGATATTCAAGGTGCCTTAGGATCAGACTTAGGTAGAGCTAGAACTTCATCACAAAATCAAGATGCTAGTGTGGCTGGTAGTTTAGCATCTGACTTAGCAAGTACAGGTCCAACATCTAGGTGGGGGGTAAGCGATACATCGGAAGGACAGTCAGCGTATGTAGGTCAAGCTGATGTGAATTTTATGCGGCAGCAAAATCTCGATTCTTCTGACATTCTTAACCATATGGAAGGTAGAATTAATCCAGAAGGTTCTCTTGCATATCAAGATATGGTTACAGGTATCCGACGAGACGTTGATTTAACTAACGCTCAGAATGCGATATCTGATATGGGCGGTAAATATGATACATTAAATAGTGCATATGGAAACCTATCAGGTCAGTATGGTGCTCTTAGTGGTAAGTATGATGCACTTACTTCCGACTATGGTACACTCCAGGCTGACGTAGCACAAGCTGCTAAGGATGCACTGAAGATTAAGTACACAGGTAGTACTGCTGTACGAAACCCAAGTGCAATGGGTATACAAGCTGCACAAGGTACACCATTCAGAGGCTCCGGTCTCGCAGGCACAGCTGCATTAGCTAGGCCGAACAAAGGACTAAAAATTAAAACACTTAACGTATAATGACAGCCAGAAAAAGGTATGACGCTTTAGTAGGATACCGTTCAGAGTATTTATCACAAGCAGATACAGCGGCTAGACTTACACTTCCATATTTAATTCGAGATGAAGAACAGTTCAGAGGTGGAGTCAGGGATTTAAAAACTCCTTGGCAATCCGTCGGAGCTAAAGGTGTAGTAACCTTAGCATCAAAACTCATGCTGGCTCTGATGCCAGTGAACACTAGCTTCTTCAAACTTCAGATGGATGAATCACAAGTTGGTGAGGAGATCCCACCTGAAGTGAAGTCCGAATTAGATTTATCTTTTGCTAAGATTGAGCGAACAATCATGGAGGCTATCGCAGCCTCAGATGATAGAGTTTCTATACACCAGGCGCTTAAGCACTTGGTTGTAGCAGGTAATGCTCTAATCTTTATGGGTAAGAATGGACTTAAGTTATACCCGCTAAACCGTTTTGTAATAGATAGAGATGGCAACGGTAATGTAATTGAAATCGTAACCAAAGAAAAAATTGCTAAAAAATTGTTGGCGGATGTAATACCTGAGTATTCTCTAGAGATGCAAGGTATAGATCCGGATAATGATAGAGAAGATTGTGATGTCTATACACATATCAAACGAGATAACAATCGTTTCGTGTGGCATCAAGAAGTCTTTGATAAAATTATACCAGCTTCACAAGGTAAGGCACCATTAGATACTAACCCCTGGATTCATCTACGTTTTAATACAGTAGATGGTGAAGCCTATGGAAGGGGAAGAGTAGAAGAATTTTGTGGTGACTTGAAGAGTCTTGAGGCATTGTCTCAGGCACTCGTAGAAGGATCAGCAGCAGCAGCTAAGGTTGTGTTCGTTGTGTCGCCTAGTTCAACCACTAAACCACAGACTCTAGCCCAAGCAGGCAACGGAGCAATCGTCCAAGGACGACCAGATGATATAGGAGTTGTGCAAGTCGGTAAGACTGCAGACTTCGCAACTGCATATAACATGATGCAACAGTTAGAGAAGAGACTTTCAGAAGCCTTCTTAATTCTAAGCGTCAGACAGAGTGAGCGTACCACAGCAGAAGAAGTACGCATGACACAGATGGAACTAGAAGCACAGCTTGGTGGACTGTTTAGTCTACTTACAGTTGAGTTCTTAGTACCATATTTAAATAGAAAGTTGTCTGTATTCCAGAAGACTGGACAGATACCTAAGTTACCTAAAGAGATAGTTAAACCTACTATTGTAGCAGGTGTTAATGCTCTAGGTAGAGGACAGGATCGTGAAGCACTAGGTATGTTCCTTACTACCATCTCTCAAACGATGGGACCAGAGGCAACACAGAAGTTCATTAATCCTGAAGAGGTTATCAAACGTCTAGCAGCTGCTCAAGGTATTGATGTACTGAACCTTGTCAATTCTATGCAAGAAGTTCAAGGTCAAGACCAAGCAATGCAACAACAACAGATGGGTCTAGAACAAGCTAAGATTGCCACAGGTGATCCAATGAATGACCCAAGTAAAAACCCACAACTAGCGGAGGAACTCGGTGGACAAATTGAAGGCGGCGCGCCCCCAACGGGCTAAACGTACAAAGAAAGTTCAACCACCCCTGAGTGCAGACGATAAGGAACTCTTTGAAGAAAAAGAAGAGGTCACTAAGATAAAGTATGCACCTCGGATGAAGGTTGGAACACCAACTATTAAAGCACCTGGTACTAAGGTGGTTAAAACAGTTGGTCTTGGAAATTTACAAGTAGAAACTATTAATGGCAACACTAACGTACAACCCTAATGAACAGGCTGAAGGTGAACTAAATGCAGAAGAGCAAGAAGCTCTAGCCGTTGGAGAACAATTAGCTGAACAACAGAATCAATTATTAGCTGGTAAATTTAAAGATGCAGAAGACTTAGAGCAAGGTTACATTGAGTTACAAAAGAAACTTGGTGCACCTAACGAAGAGACTGCTGAACCTGAAGAGAAACCTGAAGCTAAAGAAGAAAAGGAAGAAGAAAAGGAAGATAAAGTTGACACTACTTTCTTAAATACTCTTTGGGAAGAAGCTAAAGGAGGTGAATATAAAGAAGAAACTCTTAAGCAACTCGCTGGTATGGACTCCAGAGAAATCGCACAGATGTATCTTAAGGATAGATCAGAACGAGTTGACACTCCTGAATCAGAAGGCTTATCTGAAGCACACGTCGGACAACTGAAAGGAGTTGTTGGTGGTGAGAAAGGTTATAATGATATGATGCAGTGGGCTGGCCAGAATCTTACTGAAAACGAGGTGAAGATGTATGACAATGTCATGGATCAAGGTAACCCTCTTGCTGCTTATTTTGCAGTACAAGCCTTAGCTTATAGATATACTGATGCCAAAGGAGTTGATGGAGAAATGCTTACAGGTAAAGCAGCTAAATCTGAAGGCGCCTTGTTCCGTAGCCAAGCCGAAGTAGTGAAAGCTATGAGTGATAGTAGATATGAGAAAGACCCTGCTTATCGTCAGGACATTTACGATAAACTAGAACGATCTAACTTACAATTCTAATGCCAAAAGGAAAAGGAACTTATGGGTCTCAAGTCGGGAGACCCCCTAAAAAAGGAACAAAAAAGAAATGAGTATCATTTACAATCCAAAGCCTGCGTCACGGGCTAATGACTTCCAAGTACACTATGTAGTTAATACTACAGGTGATCGTTGGTTCATTCCTTACAATGACAACGCAACTGCAGCAGCGCAACTAGCACAGTGTAAAGCAATGGTTGGTACAACAACTGATGGTTCTGACTGTGGTGCTGAAACAGTAGCAACTTAATATACAGTGGCGGCTCGCTTGTCGAAGCAGTAGAAGCCAACAGGGTCCGCGTCCGTTCGGGGCATTAACGTGCTTTGCATGAAAACAACTCATGGAACGGGGGGTTGTTACTATGGAGAAGACTAATGAAAGTCCAACTAAAGTATCGCGGTATCCCTTATACCAAAACAAAGTAACTTTTAACAATGAAAACTATTGCACTAGCCGT